CATATCTAAAGGTAATATATATTCTCTTTCTCCATCAATAACATTCTGCTTATTTGTTTTTATTTCTTCTCCATGAGAAGATTTAATTATGTGCATTGCATCTTTTATATATGCTAATGCTAAACCAGTACTATTAACACCGGTTCTTTCCATTATTTCCTTAACTGTCATTATTTAATTCCTTTATTATACATCATCTAATATAGCTGCTACATGAGCTTTTCCAGCCTTAGTTCCTTGTGAAGTTGGTATTAAATTTACATCAAGTACACAAGCTCTAGCATGTAAATCTGCAACTGTACAATTAAATGGTTTTAATATTACCATTTCTCCAGGCCCTACAACAATTAAATCTGGTTCGTTATAATGTGCATTTCCACCATCTAACACAAATCCAATTCCTTCTGTTTGATTTGTTTGTATATTTTTAATACATAACCATCTAAATTTATCTGCAGTAGCTACTTGAGTAGATGAACCAAGATATGAATCATTAGTATCTAATAAATCTATAGTAGAATTGTCACCACTTACTTGCACTTCTGCAAATACCCATTTATCATTAGTATCAACAGGTTCATATATTTGACTACCACTCATACTTGCTTTTATTTCATCTAATAATATAGATGCTGATAAACTTGATGACGCTCTATCTGCCATTATTTACTCCCTTGAGGTTGAGGCCCGGCCATTACTGCAAAAGCAGAATTATATTCTTGCATTAATGTTTTAGCTCTTTGTTCCATCCACCCATAATCAACAACAGATTCTTGAACTTTTGCTTGATAATCTGCTATTTGCGCATTAATAGTTTGTATTCTACCTGCTAACATTTCAGCGTCTTCTTCTACACTTATTAAATTTTCAGCATCTCCAAAATTAGGAACTACTATAGGATTTTCATGTGAAGACAATGCATTATATAAACTTTTTATAGATGCATATATTGAAACTAAATAAATTTTATCATTAGGAAAATATTTTATATCTGAATGAGAATGTATTAAAGCTACCTCATTTGTTTCATCTGTAGGTACATTATTTACATAATAAACTTTATATCCATTATTAGCAGATGCCACTGGATAAACATTAATTTTATTATTATCATCAATTATATAAACTGGATTGTAAATAGATGCATAATTTAAACTAGATGTATCTTGGACTTCTGATTGTAAAGATGGTGATACTCTTTTACAAGGTTTCCAAACTGTTGTGTTATCTGCACTTCCATCAGCATTTGCTTCTCTAATTACAGAAATAATTTTTGCTCCACCTAAATCTAATCCACCATTAGAGTCTATTGTAGCACTTTCTCTTTGAAAATTATCTATATCTTGAGGTCTTATTGCTAAGACTCGACTTGTAACATCTAAAACACCATCTTTTAAAAATTGTGTTAATTCATCTGTAGTCGGAGAAGAACCAATTGATAATCCAGTTAATCCTTCTACTTGTGCTTGAAATGTTGCCATATTTTAAATCTTTTATATATGGAGGCCCGAAGGCCCCCATACATTGTTTTAGGTTTTACGATTGGTCTGCGTAAACAACAGCGGTAGCAGTAGCTGTCGCTATTAATCCAACACAATACCAAAGCGTTCCGTCAGAAACCATGTTCATCCAAGTTCCCCCAGCAGGGTCTTTTAATGTCATCTTAGAGTTACTATTTCCATCAGGATAAATAGGTGCTAAAGCAACTGCTCCTGTTGCATCAGTATCATGGATACTTAATGCTCCGTTTAGATAATAACTATCAGATTGACTATCAATTATAACATCTTCTGTTTCTGCAGCATTACCACCAAATAAGAATTGAAAAGCCATTCCTTTAGATGGTGCTGGTAATTTAATAGTAATTCCTGCATTTGCAATTATTACTATAGCTTTACCAGAGTCTTTTGCAGACAATGTTATACTTGAATCAACAACTTTAACTCCACCGCGAGCGTGGTCAAGTTTGTTTCCTTCAGAGTCTTGTCCATATAGAGGTATTCCCATAATTTAACTCCTTATACCCAGACGGCGTGAGATTCAGGCATCTGAAACTCCATACCGGCTTCTGTTTGAATGATGTCTACCCTTCGGTCAATACCACTATTTTCTAGAGTTTGAACTCCAACATAAATAGCTGTATCACGATTCATTCCATTACCAACCAATGGTCTGTAAGATAAATGACGCATATTACATGCGAGTATCTTCACAGGAGAACCATCTAAGTGTACGTTACGTGCTACATTCATATCACCATAAGGTGTAGAAATAACAGTTACGTCAACTCCAAATGCTCTCTTTTTACCAATCATATCAATACCTGCACGACCTACACTCTTTGTAGAATCAGAAGCAGTAGTATTTGGAACACCAGCTGCAAATGGTTGAATTGCTCCAACATTATTAGCAAAGTATCCACTTAACTTGTGCAACCAATTGTAAACTTCTGTAGAACAGAAGAATACAGTAGCAGGACTATTGTTATATCGAGGGTCTAAGAATTGAGATAAATCATCAAGAAAATCATCTTGAGTTTTTGTTGCAAGACTTAAAGCAAATTGATTACCATAACTTAATATATAATCAACAGCTCCTTGAGTATATTGAACGCCATCTCCATCTGTGTATTGACTACCAAATAGTAATGATGTTTCGATATCCCATTTATGCTCAATCAACTTTTCTCTCCAGATTCTAGCAAACTCATTTGGTTCATACTTTAGAACAGTTGCACGAGTTGTGTTGTCCATAGCTAAAGCTGTTTTCCAAATTTGAGTTAAACCACTACCTGTTGAGTAAGGTTGGTCTTTCCAAGTCTCAGGATAACCAGAACCTTGCCCAAAAGAATTACCTACTACATGAGCTCTAGCTTTTTCAAGTTGAGATGCGATTTTAAAATCAGCAAACTCAGAAGCAGATACGTCATCAGTATTTGCAGATAGGTCTTTTTGAGCAGTTCCACCTGCACCCCAACCAGCGAGTTCTAAATCGCCAGAAGCATCTTGCTCTCTAACAATCTCTAGTTTTAAATCAACTGAGTTTGCTGAGGCTGAAACTGCACCTTCTGCATTTAGAGTAACTTCTTTGATTCTTCCTACAGCATAATCAGTAACCTGAAATGCATTAGCAGCTGTAGCTGCGTCTGCTGTTGCGTGAAGAGGAATCTTAACAAGTTGACCTTCGATAAAAAATCCAGGTCTTGTTCCGTTGTCACCTACTCTAATAGAATTAGATGAACCATATACTTGACCGATGTTACCATCGTTCTTGTAATCACTCATCATTCTAAAATAGTAAGTATCTCCTGCGTTAATAGATGCTTTTGCAACAGTAGCATCACTTGATGCCAATGCTCCAATGCTCGCTCCATGAGCTACGACATATGCATATCGTTTATGCATAGAAGGTCGTCTTTCTGTAAATTTAAACTGAGGGTCATCAGTTGGATTCTTAGCAATCTTAGAAACCATTCTAAAGAATGGGTCTTGTGCAATTGCTAATTCACTAACTCTATCGCCAAAGCTATATTTCCGTCTAAGGTCACCAGTTGATAAACCACTTCCTGAATTACCAGCAGCGGATTCTGTTAAACCAGTGACATCGGACATTCCAAAAATGTCAGCCATTTTTAGCTCCTTATTTTAAGTTGTATACTCGGTTACCTACCGAATACAGATTCTAGTTCCGAATCAATCCCTAAAATAGCGTTAAACACTTGGTCTTCTTGAGAAGGTTGCTCATTCCTTACTGCGCCACCTATTGAGGATGCGCTTTGAGGTTTTTGCCTTACTCGCTTCATCTGCTCTGCCATATCTTGACGAGTAGATTGTGCGACATTTTTATCTCTACTTTGTCGATTCATAAGATAGTAAATATCATCTAGAGAAAGTGAACGAGAGTTTGCAAACTTGACAAAATCTTGCCACTTTTCATCACTCATTTCATGTTTTGCTCTAAATTCTTTTTCTGCTCCTACTCTTTTACTTTGATTTTCTTGTTCTTTAGCATAATTACCAAGTCGTTGACTAACAACTCCGTCTATTGTTGCTTGTAGAACTTTTGCTGAATCTGAGTCAGTATTACTAACTGCTTCATCAGCATCAAAAATAAAATCATCATCCAAACCAAGTTTCTCCGTTACTTTTTTAGGGGTTGAACCACCACCCTCAAAATAGCCTCTCACATGATTGACTAAATTAGGGTCTTTTTTCATTGCATCGAGAACAGGTACATAAGGTTCTAGTTCAGATAAACGATTGTTAAGTCGTTTTGCTTCTGCACTTGAATCACTATACCTTTTTTCCCAATTATGCTCTTGCTCAACAGTTTCTGGGCTCATTTCTGAGGTTTCAGGTTCTGCTTCACTTTGCATCAATGCTGGTTCTTCTTCCGGCTCCAGTATACCTTGATTTACCTTGCGGTCAAGAGCTTCAAAAAAATCGTCAGCTGTGTCAGGCGTATTATTATCAGGGCTATCTATATCAAAGTCATTTAACTCATTTGTAGATAGGTTGTCTGTATTTTCATTAGCCATAATTTCTCCTTAATTTATATTATTAGCATTCAAAAAAACAACTATTCTTTAGCACCAGATATTTCTTTTTGTTTTTGTCCAAATGCTATTCCTAGTTCTTTCATCTTTGAATTTGTTTCGTTCTTGAGTTTTTCCCTATAGATTGCTTGAGCAGCTTCTGTTTCCATCACATCTTTTTTCATAGCCATATCTGCATTTCCAACTTTTTGTTTAATACCAGATTGTACTAATTGTCTTTCTAGCGTTTCTATTGTTCCGTTTCTGTCTTTAACTATTTCGTCTAATTGCTCTATTTGGTTTCTCAATTGCATATAAACAGATTTACGTTTAAGTATTCCCTCTTTATTTCTTACATCTGTTTCTGCTAACATAGCGACATCATCTATTAATCCAGATTGATACCACTTAAAATATTCCTCTAATAATGCCCATCTATTTAATGGTAATGTAGAACCACCTATAATTCTAACATCAAATCTTGCCGTAGAATAATCATTCCATTTTTTAACTGCATTTCCTAAGTCATTAAATATAGGTATATTAATTTCTACAGATTTTTCTTCGTTTATATTATTTGGTTGTACAATTCTAAATACTTTATTTGCAATATATGTATCTTGTGCCCAATCTTTAAATATTACTCCAAGATGTTCTAAGGCAGGTTCTACAACATTTTGCATCCATGATTTAATTCTTCTTGTACCAAACTCATCCATTTGTAATAATCCTCTATATGTTTCTGGAGAAGAACTTGTATCTCCTTGCATAGAAGAATAAACTCCTGCTATATATTCCATATCTGCTTTAGCATTTTGAGTAATCCCAAAAAATGCACTATTTAATGGCATAGGTTGTACTGGAGTTGGAGGACTAAAACCACTTCTGTATTTTAACAATGCGCCTGGAGCAGATGAGTATTGTTCCCATTCATCTTCAGGAACTGAACCTTCTTCATACATCCATCTAAGATTAGATGCTAAATTTGCATTGTGTATTAATATTTGGTGAGCTTTATTTAATTCTTGTTGTTTACCTACAAGTGGTGTTACTGCACTTTGAGGGAAAGGTGTGCCTGTATATTGATATACAAAAGGAACAATTGGATAATCTTTAATTGGTAATACTTCATCATACATTAATTTATCGCCAACAACAATTGTTAATTTTATTCTACTCTCATAAAAATCAATTGCATCTACAATGTTACCTGCTACTTTTTTATCTTCAATCATTATATCGTATTCAGCTTGAGTAACAACACGATTTTCTATTCTAGATTCTGATTCTTTTAATTTATTTATTAAAATTACTTTTTGTTGTTCTACGGATTCTATTGATTCTCTTCTTATTCTTTCAATTTCTAATTGAGCTCGTTGTTCTATTATTTCACCTTGTTGAACTTGATTAGATATTTGTAATGCTTTTTCTTCTACACGAACCATCATTTCTGATTCAAAATCTTTTAAATCTACCTCAACTTGTTTTTCTATTTCTGCCATTTCTAATGGGCCTGGAGGCATATTAACAAATATATTTACAAAAGCAACTTGTTCTTTACTATAACATTCATAGTAATCTATAATATCATCTTCTTCTCCTGATGAATCATAAGATTCTCCATGAGTATCTGCAGGAAAAATAATATCTGTTTCTAAAATATCTCTATCAGAGTAATCGTCTTCCCCAGCAGAGTTACTATTTGCATTATTTATTTGTCGTGATTTATCTGGAAATAAACTTTTTACTTGTTCTCTTGGTAAATCTTTTCGTATAACAACATAACTAGCATCTCTAAATAAAAAGTCTCTAGATGTAGGGTCTGGATAAACATCAAAAGGTTCTACTCTTTTAAATATAACTTCTCCTAAACCTCTATCTTGGTTAGGGTCTACATCTACTTGCATATATCCAACTCCCTTAACAAGAGAATCTTGAATTACTTGCGCATAAATACTATCTCCATTAGAATTATACCAACAATAATCTGCAATGTCAGAATGTACAGCAGCTACATCTGCATCACTACCATCTGCTCCTACAGCTTGCCATCTTGGAGTATTTGCAGTTGCAAAGAATTTCATCATTTCAATAACAGGAGTAATCCTATTAACTGTA